AGAATTGAAAGACATATTCATCGGAAACCAGCGCATTATTATCCTGCAGGGAATCGAAAAAAGCATAACTCTCTCGAACGAGATGGCACAGAGACTTCTGCGTGTCTACGGACATACCCTTCCTCTCGAAAAGGTCAATTCAATCTGTTACTGGCTTGAACAGCGCGGACTTGTAACGATTGAAAAACTCGACGAGTCAATCTTTGTAATGAAACTTACAAGACACGGCTCGGAAGTCGCAAAGGGCTTTGTCAGGGAAGAAGGCGTGGACTTGCCTGTGGAGGACTAGACATGGGACAAAAATCCAGCATCGACAGGCTTCCTTCTGACCTTAGGCTAAAACTCATAGAGCTTTTGCAGAACCCTTCCGTAACTCAGAAAGAAATCGTTGAGCTGATAAATACCGAAGCTGGCGAGAATGTGGTGAGCAAAAGCGGCGTGAACCGCTACAAACTTCGCATGGATAAATTCGCCGCCAAGACAAGGGAAGCCCGCGAGGTCGCTGACGTCTACATCGAAAAATACGGAACGGAAAACAGGAACAAGCTCGGCAAAGTCGCAAACGAATATATTCGACTCATGGTGTTCGACCTCATAACCGAGCTTGAGGACTTAAAAGATAATGGTGGAAAGGTAAAGCCGGAAAATCTCTCAGAAATCATCTACAAAGTTTCAAGAGCAATCAAGGAACTGGAACAGGCTGATAAACTCAATGCACAGCGTGAAACAGAAATCAAAGCCGCAGCGATGAAGGAAGCCGCCGAGAAGGTTGAGACCGTCTGCAAACAGAAAGGTGTTTCAAAGGAATCTATGGACATGATTTTGCGTGAGGTTTTCAACATACAATGACAATCGAAGAAGCCCGACAAAATAATATCTTTCTAGCATATCAGACCACATGGCTCAAGGATAATTCACCGCTCAAGATTTGGGAAAAATCACGCCGTATCGGTGCTTCTTGGGCTGAGGCTTTTGTTTGTACAAGGCTTGCAGCCCTTGCAAAGTCAGCGGGCGGAATGGACTGTTTTTATATGGCTTACGAAAAAGAAATGACACAGCAGTTTATTTCCGATGTCGCATTCTGGGCTAAGGTTCTGCAAGTTGCTTGCAACGACATAGAAGAGATTGTAATCAAAGACGAGGATAAAGATATCTTGATGTATAAAATCCGCTTTGATTCTGGCTTCGAGGTTTGGGCTTTGCCGTCAAAGGCTAAGCTTCTGCGTTCCAAGCAGGGGCATTTTGTTTTTGATGAGGCAGCTTTTGCAGACGATTTTCACGAGATTCTAAAAGCTGCTCACGCTTTCAGAATTTGGGGTGGCTCAATCTCAATCCTCTCAACTCATGACGGCGAGGATAATCCGTTCAATCAACTTATACAGGATATAAAAAGCGGCAAGAAAAAATGGTCGCTTCATCATACAACGATTGAAGATGCTCTTGATGATGGTTTGTATAAAAGAATCTGCAAAGTTCAGAACAAAGAGTGGTCAGAAGAAGCTCAGAAAGAATGGCTTACCGAGCTTATTGAAGAAGCTGGCGAGTTTGCAGATGAGGAATATTACTGTATTCCGTCAAAGGCAGGCGAGAGGTATTTTTCAGCAAGCCTTATATCTTCTGTAGCGGCAAAAGAAAAGCCTGTGTTCAGATTTTCTGCAGACGATACATTCACCTTTGAAAAGGCTGAAAAAAGAGAAAAACAGATTTTAAAGTGGTTCAAGGAAGTAAAACCTGTTCTGGCAGAAACAGACCTTCCTATCTGTTTTGGTGAAGATTTCGCCCGAAGCGGAGACTTGACAGTTCTTCACTTTGACGCGGAAAAGGGCGACGGATCAACCGACACTCTTTGTGAAATAGAATTACGCAATGTGCCTTTCGCCCAGCAGTGGCAGTTCATAAAGCTTTGCTGCGACTCGCTAAAAAACTTTGACGGTGCTGCTTTCGACTCACGGGGAAACGGTCAGATGATAGCGGAACTGGCGGCACAGGAATATCCGGGCTGCATTTTCCAGGTAATGCTTTCTCGAAAATGGTACGCAGAAAACTTTCCCAAGTTGAAGAGTGCTTTTGAAGACGGAACTACAAACATTCCGGACGACCCGTTCATAAAAGACGACTACAAGGTCGTCTCGGTCGTACAGGGAGTTCCTCTTATAACAGAAAGGACTGGAAGCAGGACAAACAAAAGACATGGGGACTCCTGTATCGCAAAGGTAATGGCTTTTTATGCTCATAACGAACTTGAAGGAGCCGGCTATCAGGAGATGACTTACGAGGCGGTTGAAACGCCCAACAGATTCAGATATGCAAAAGAGGATGACAAATGGGAATGGTAGACGAAAAGGAAATACAAAGCGAAAAGAAACAGAACAAAAAGCAGCTCGGCATAGAACAGGCGTTCGCAGTCACCTACACAAATCGAACGCCATGGTCTGACTTCTCTGTACTCAATCGTTTGTCCCCCGAGCGACTTGCGGCAATCCTGCGCGACGTGCGATCAGGAGAATGTCCTGCCGAATACTTGGAGCTTGCGCAGGATATGGAGATGCGCGATTTGCATTACCGCTCGGTTCTTTCAACAAGAAAAGACGCTGTGTGCGGTCTTGAAATCCGTGTCGAACCTGCAAGCGACGATAGGAAGGATATTGAAATTGCACAGGCAGTCGAAAACGACATAATCAAAAACCGTGCCGCAAGGTTTATGCCGCTCCTTCGAGACATGCTCGACGCTCTTGCAAAAGGCTTTTCCGTGAACGAAATAACTTGGGACACTTCGGGAAAGACATGGAAGCCAAAAAAATATGTCTGGAAAGATCCCCGCTGGTTTCAGTACGACAAAGAAACCGGTCAGACTTTAATGCTCCGCGACGAGCTGACGACGGAACTACATACTCTTATTCAAAACAAGTTCATCATTCATGAGCCACACCTTATAAGCGGAACACAGATTGCAGGCGGATTGGCTCTTCCTGCTCTCTTTTACTTTATGCTTAAAAGTTACGACGTAACAAGCTGGGCTGCATTCATTGACCGTTACGGCTTTCCGATTCGTTTGGGAAAATACAGCCGCAAAGCGACGCAGGACGACATCAAGACATTGCGCAGAGCCATAGCCTCTATCGGCGCGGATTTCGGAGCAGTTATTCCTGAAGGGGCGACAATCGAGATAATAGAGTCCAAAACATCTTCCGAAAACACAGACGCGTATCAAAAGATGGCGACTTGGATTGACAAGCAGATTTCAAAACTCGTTTTAGGTCAGACGATGACGACTGATGACGGCTCAAGCCGCGCACAGGGCGAAATTCATGAAGAAGTACGGCAGGATATCGCTGCAGCGGACTCTCTTTCTATTGCGGACACGTTAAATTCTTCTCTTGTAGTACCTTATGTCAATTTCAATTTCGGTGAGCAGGAATGTTATCCCGAAATCGTTCTTTACAAGCCGGACAAAAAAAATATTGAACAGGTTGTAAATGCCATCGAAAAGCTCGCCCCTCGGGGTTTGACCGTAAAGGCTGATGAAATCCGCTCACTACTCGGACTTTCAAAGCCCGAAAGCGAAGATGAGGTGATAGGCGGAAGGATGCCTCTATCAACTTTTGGCGAAGCTGAAGAGGCTTTAAACTCGTTCAAAACGGAACTGAATTCACAGTCACCGGTTCAAAAAACAAACTTTGACGAAATTGAAGAAGATTTTTCAAAAGACTATATTCCGATAAGCGATGAGATTGCGGCAATTCTCGAAAAAGCCGCTGACAAGGCGACAGACTTTGACAGTTTCAAGGCGGAACTTTTACGGCTCTCGTCTGAATGGACTCCCGACAAAATCGCCGACCTTATGGCAATCGCTTTCTTTTCTGCCCGTGCCAAAGGCGACAGTAAGTTTGAGGGGTAAAAATTGCCGGATAAACTCATTCCCAAACAGGCACTTGACTATCTCAAAAAGAAAAAACTTCACCCGGCTTTCAGCTACAAAGATGTGTGGAACGAGGAACACGCTACAGCGTTTACAGTTGCAAAAGCAATGCAGCTCGATGTCCTGTCCGACATAAAAAACGCTGTCGAAAAGGCTATGGAAAACGGAACAACTTTCGAGCAGTTCAAAAAAGACTTAAAGCCCACTCTTATGCAAAAAGGCTGGTGGGGAAAACGCAAAATGACCGACCCGCTCACCGGCGAAACCGTAAACGCCCAGCTTGGAAGCGACCGCCGACTAAAAACAATCTATAGTACGAACCTTCGCAGTGCGTACCAGAAAGGACAGTATGACAGAACAATGGAAAGCGATGCACACCCGTATCTGATGTATAGAGTCGGAGCGAGCGTCCACCACCGCGAGCAGCACTTGAAATGGAACAACCTTATTCTGCCCAAAGACAACCCTCTTTGGAACTCAATATTTCCACCGAACGGTTACGGATGCAAGTGCTACACAGTCGCCGTTACGGAAGCACGAAAGCAACGCTACGAGCAGAACGGAGTCCCAGCCTACAATCCCGACACTCAGAAAACAATCCGAGTTCCTGTTCAGACGACAGCACCAAATCCTGAATACCGCAATTTTTTCAACGAACGAAAAGGAACTCTTGAACGCATCCCTAAAGGAATCACGCCCGGTTTTAATTGGAATCAGGGCTTGCCTCGCGACAAGCAGATGGCGCACGCCCTCAAGATGAAGATGGAAGCTCAGATTGAAAACCTTGCAAGCGGAGTTACTGAGCCGACAAAGGACGAAATGCTTCGGAAGGCGTTGGAGCTGATAGAACAAAAACAGAAAGAAACTGTTCCTGAGCGTATTTACGGATATTCAAAAATGAAGCCAAAAGAAAAACGCGAAGCCGTATGCAACTGGCTTATAAGAAAAGGAATGACAAGCGGAAAAGAACGATTCTTAATCACGAACACAGATGGCAGTGTGTTTGCAATACGCAAGGGCGACAAACGAAGTGTCCGGTTGAATTCCGTTCGAGAAAAACTACTTTCCGCAAAGAAAGATTCTCTTGTATTCTACCACAATCATCCGCTTAGCGGCAGTTTTAGTTATGCAGATGCAGAAACTCTTAACACATATCATGCACTAGAGGAAATGGTCGCTGTCGGACACAATGGAACTGTTTATTCATTAAAGATTGGGAAAAGACTACCCGAAAAAGAATTTAAAGAATTGCGATATACTTGCACAGAGCCTGACTTAATTAAAAAACTTGTAAAAAATTATGGCTGGCATTATAGTATTGAAAAGAGGTGATACGTTATGGATGTTTATTATGATGAAACTCCTCTTGAGAATCAGGAATGGCAATTAAAATATAACTTACGAAGAGAATTCATTGAACTAAATGAAACTGAAAACCTCACCCCCGAACAATGCTGTCGCCTTGATATTCTCCATCATGGAACGGAAGAACAGATAAAACAACTTGCCAAAATCAACTGAAAATTGAGACGCTGTCGACTTTTTACAGCGGTTTTTCTTTGTAAAAATACTTGAAACTTCGTCATCGTGACCAAATCTCAGCGATAAGAACTCTAAGATTTATCACTCATTGTGTAAGCCTTTTGCATAATATTCCCGATAAATCCCGCTTTTTCCCTAAAAATCCCGGCTTTTCGCTTCCAATACTCTATATTATCTTTGCTTTATTCAAT